GGATCGTGTACTTTCAATGTTGGAATCTACACATCTGCTGGAGTAGTTAAAGACGAAGATGTATTTGCAACGGCTGTTGCAGATGCTGCTGCTATGGCAGACGTTCGTTTTGAAGCTGCTGACATCGATACAGCTGGTAAGAAAATGTACGAGTTAGCTGGTGATAGTTCAGATCCAGGCGGTTTTTACTACATAGCAGTTACAATGAGTGCTGCTGGTGGAACAATCGGAACTCTATCTTGGAACATATCTTACGTTGTTAACTAAGGCGTAGAGTTATCTGCAATTAGGCTTGGCGGTCAATCGATCGCCAGGTCTTACCAATATGAAAAATGAAATATTTATTAGTGTTATATATGTTTTCTATAGGCAATGGCTCTTCCACTCTATTAGGTGAAACTAGACTAGCTATAGAATATCCAAATTATTACGACTGTGTAAGTGATGGTTATATTAGATCTTACAACTCGATTATGAAATTAGGACCTGAAAAGGTGACAAACGAAAAATTATTAATAACTTTTAATTGTGAGGAAATAAATGGCATCGGTAGTTGATATATGTAATTCAGCTTTAAATTTACTTGGAGCTTCTACTATTACAGCTTTGACTGAAGATAGTAAGAATGCAAGACTTTGTAATCAAAGATATGAACCAATTAGAAATAGAACTTTTAGATCACACGCTTGGAACTGTTTAACCAAAAGAGTTCAGTTAGCAGAAGATAGCTCAGCACCAGTAGTTGAATATACAAATCAATTTACCTTACCTGCTGATTGTTTAAGAGTTTTAAAAGTTCATAACGGAACTACAGATAGTATTGCTTCCAGCTTAGATTATGCTGTTGAAGGAAGAAAAATAAAAACAGACGAAGGAACAGTATTTTTAGTTTATATCGCTCTTATTACAGATCCAAACGAATACGATAGTTATTTACAAGAAGCTCTTGCAGCTTTACTTGCAGCAGACCTAGCTTACGCAATCACAAACAATGCTACGCTTGCAAAAAATTATGCAACTACTGCAGATGAAAGATTGAGAGAAGCAAGATTTATTGATGCTACAGAAAATAGTTTAGGCACTGTTGAGAGTAACGAATTTACTGATGCTCGTCTATAATGACGAAATCTGAGTTTGATCCAAGAAATTTGGATCTATATCAAGATCCTAAATACTTATTACACTTTTGTTGGAAAGATGATGGAAAAGTTTATCGATACGCTTTAGTTGAAGTAATCGATCAAGGAAAAATAAATCATCGTACAAAACAAAAAGATGATGAAAAAGATTTAACACAAAAACAAATTTGGAAAAAGAAATATGCCTAGAACTACCTTAGCACTTACAAGTTTTGTTTCAGGTGAGCTTGGTGCAAAGCTAGACGGAAGAACAGACTTTGCTAAATATGCTACTGGAGCAAAAACTTTACAAAATTTTTTAATACATCCTCAAGGATCTGCAACACGCAGAGTGGGAACTAAATTTATTGCTGAAGTAAAAACAAGCTCAAAGAAAACAAGATTAATACCTTTTGAATTTTCTACAGTACAAACTTACATTCTTGAATTTGGCGATCAGTATATGCGAGTTTATAAAGATCAAGGTCAAGTATTAGATAGTGGATCTGCTTTTGAAATATCTACACCATATTTAGAAGCTGAACTATTCGAATTAAAATTCGCTCAGTCAGCTGATGTGATGTATATCACTCATCCTAATCACGAAGTAGAAAAGCTTTCAAGAACTGGTCACACCAATTGGACATTAACTGATGTTGATTTTACAGATGGACCTTATCTAACACCTAACTCAACAACGACTACACTAACACCAGCCTCAGCTGCAGTTGCAACTGGAGTAAATTTTACTGCCTCAGCGGTTACTGGCATAAACAATGGTGATGGATTTCAAACAACTGATGTTGGAAGATTAATATCTTTTAACAGTGGGATTGCTAAAGTAACAAGTAGAACAAGCACTACCGTTGTTGTTTGTGAAATACTTACAGCTTTTACTAACACGGATGCTAAAAGCGATTGGAAGCTTGGAGCTTTCTCAGATACGACTGGACATCCATCTTGCGTATCATTTTTTGAACAGCGATTAGTTTTTGCTGGAACAACAAATGAACCACAAACTTTATATTTTTCTAAATCAGGTGATTATGAAAATATGACAACTGGTACTAACGCAGACGATGCAATGGTTTATACAATTGCTTCAAACCAAGTTAATAGAATTAGATATTTAAAAGCTCAACGAACTTTAATCGTTGGTACGACTGGTGGTGAATTTACAGTTTCTGCAGATGGCACGGATGCAGCAATAACACCATCTAATATTGTAATTAAAAAACAAAGTTCTTATGGAACAGCTAATGTTGATGCTATTCCTGCAGGTAACGCAGTTTTATTTTTACAAAAAGCAAAAAGAAAAATTAGAGAATTAAGTTACAACTTTGATACCGATGGCTACGTTGCACCTGATCTTACAATCTTAAATGATATTGTAACTAAATCAGGTATTAATGAAATGTCATATCAGCAAGAGCCTGATAGTATTTTATGGTGTGTGAGAGACGATGGAGTTTTAGCTGGTCTTACATATCAAAGATCAGAAAATGTAATTGCTTGGCACAGACATATTTTAGGTGGCAAATTTGGTGAAGCAACAATAACAGTTACAGATTTTGCAAATATAGCAGATGGTACAAAAATAGTTTTTACAAAATCAGATGGAACAACTACAACTTTTACTTCAGCTACGTCTGCTACATCAGGAAAGTTTCATAGTACATCTAGTAATAATCAAACGGCTACAAACTTAAAAACATTAATTGACGCTGACGCTGATTTTACAGCAACAGTCAGCACTAATACTGTAACGATAAAAGAAACTACACCTCAAGCTTCTGGCTTCTTAACGATTAGCAGTGGCGATACAACAAGACTTGCTTCAACAGATGAAGCTCACTCAGTTGTAGAAAGTGCAGCATCTATCTCAGGAACTTTAACTGAAGATGAATTTTACGTAATTGTAAAAAGAACAATAAACGGATCTACAAAAAGATTTGTAGAAGTTTTTGCTAACTTTGACTTTGACGAAAACGATGCAACAGATTTTAAATTTTTAGATAGTCATCTTATTTATGATGGGTCAGCTACATCAACGCTGTCAGGATTGAGCCACTTAGAAGGTCAAACGGTCTCTGTCCTAGCGGATGGCTCTACTCACGCAACTAAGATAGTGTCGAGTGGCTCTATATCCTTAGATAGATCTACAACAAAAGCTGTTGTTGGTTTAGCTTACGATAGTGTTTTACAAACAATGAGAATAGAAGGTGGAGCTGCAGAAGGTACATCGCAAGGCAAAACAAAAAGAATTAGTAAAGTTGTTTTAAGATTATTTGAAACAGTTGGAGTTAAGGTTGGACCTACTTTAGCAAAACTTGAAACTGTTCCATTTAGAACTACATCAAGCGACTTATCAGCACCAGTTGATACTTTATTAGCTGGCGATAGAGAAATAGAATTTAGAGACGATTACAACAGTGATGGATTTATTTTTATAAAACAAGATCAGCCTTTACCTTTATCGGTACTAGCGATCTATCCAACAGTTGTCACGTCAGATGGATAATTACGAGATTGTTCCTTATCAACCTGAACATAGCGAATATATGTTTGAGTTTGGTCTTAACGATAAATTAATGGATGGCGATGCAGAATATGAAGAAAATAGGATTGACTTTGCAACACCTGGGTTATCTTACACTCTACTATACAATAGTAAGCCTGTTGTTTCTGGTGGCGTGTGTCCACTATGGAGTGGAGTGGCTGAAGGCTGGGTTATCTCAAGCAAAAGAATATTTGAAAACAAATTTAAAGCAGTCAGATTAATTAGAAAAAGAACTGACTTGCTTTGTAACAATAATAAAATTTGGCGATTGCAAACAGCAGTCAAAGCAAACTTCGCTATAGGTGTAAGATTTGCAGAATTTTTAGGATTAAAAAAAGAAGGTCTTATGAAAATGTACGGACCTGACAAAACAGATTATTTTAGGATGGCAAAAATATATGGCGTTTATAGGTAACTTCGCAGCAGCACAATCAGCAACAGCAATAGGTAAATATAACGAAGGTGTTTATAAACAACGTGCTGATTTACAAAGAGCAAGAACAGCACAAAACAAAGCAATATACGATAAACTCGATAGACCAAGATTAGTTAAGAAACAAGATAGTGATTTAGATTATTTATTTGTTAGAGCTTTAAAAAGTGGAGCTGAAGTTAGACCAGGCACTTCACCATACTTTTCTATATTAGAAGCAAAATACAATCAGGCACTAGATCTTTCAATTACAGACTTTAGATCCAAACAAGCAAACTTTGATGGTTTAAATGAAAGTTTATTATTAGAAAGCAAAGGAGCTGGCGCAAGATTTAAAGGTGATCTAACTGCAAGAACAGAAACGATTAAAGGTTTTGGTTCATTATTATCAACTGGTTATGAAATGGATTTATTTTAATGGCAGTTTTAAAAATACCACAATCTACTCAAAAAGCTCAAGCAGGCGGTAACTTATCAGGAATAGATACTACGCTTCCTTTAAACTTAGCAAGACAACAAGGTGCTGCTATATCATCTGTAGGTAAAGTCTTTGAAGATATTTACAAAGAACAAAAAGGTATAGAAGATAAAAAAGAATTTTACAAGATAACTAGAGAAGTTGGCAAAGACATACAAAAAGTCAGTAGTGAAGTTTCAAAAAACTCTGATCTTGAATTTGCACACAAAACTTTTGATGAACTCACTAAGCGTGATAAATACGATAAGTTTCTTGCTGATAAAAATAGAACTGTAGAAAAGCTATTTGATAATTGGCTTTTAAAAACAAAAGATGCTGAATACTCATCAATAACAAAAACAGTTATTAAAAGATCTAATGATGAAGCAAGAGGTGAAATTAAAACTCAACTTGAAGATTTATCTTTATTAGCTGCATCAAGTGATCTAAGTAAAGCTCAAGGTGCAAAAGATCAAATAGATAGTATCTTAAAACAAACAGATACAGTTAGATTATTTTCTGATGAAGAATTTAGAAAACTAGGAAACGATACTAATAAGCGAGTTTCAAAGTATAGAGTTATTTTTGGTGCAAAAAATCATCCTAACTATACTTTAAATAATTTAAGTGAGATTAGTAAAGTAGTTAAGAACGATAGAGATTTCCAAGAGATAAAAGATACAGCTTTAAATGCTATTGCAAGTAATCAAAGTCTTATCATAGCAGATGAAGAAAAATTTGAAAAACAAGATATAAAAGATAAGTCAGCAATCTTTAGTGAAATAGTTTTAAGAATTAAAGATAATAATAATGTTCCTGATCTAAATACTTTAAATGATTTAGTTAAAGGCGATCAGATCAATTCTGCTCAGTACGATGCTATTTTAAGATTTCTTGAAAAGAAAGAAGTTACAAACGATGAAATCTTAGATCTAATGGCAGCTCAATTTTATGTAGCAGAAACTGTTGAAGAACTTGATGAGCTTAAGGATATGATTACAGTTTCGCCTGAGTATCTTTTAAGTGTTGGTATCAG